CCCCGCCGCGCGCGACGTCGCCGCTCCCACTCAGCGCGTTGCCACTTGAGCGCCCGTTCGTGAGGCGTGAGTCTGCGGGCCATAGACCGTGGACCACGATGCACGGACCGTGATTCAAGGACCGTGGACAAAGCCCACATGATTAGTGTGGGTATTACCATAACTAGAGTAACGAACCAGATTGCGTCGATCATGATTAAGCCTCCACTACTGTGATGATGAAAGAACCGTCGATGTCTTGGTCGACTCGAACGCCGCACAAGCACAGATGCGCTTTGTCTAGTACTCGATACGCTGCATCGGTGACCTTGAACCCAGATTCACGGGCCACGACTTCGTCGCTTGACGCGCGGTAGCACGTGACGTCTGTGTCCATGAAGCATTCGAAGCCATCGGCCATGTTTGAAACACTGTTGATTAGTTGCATGATGTATTCCTTGTGTTAGTTAAAGACATAAGAAGGACTGCTAGCTGACGACGAAGGAGGAAGGGTTACTTGGAGACAAGGTTCCATGTAAGTAAAGGAAAAGAAGGTTCATGTATCTCGATCCGGGGTTGGGGGTTGGTTTTGCGGACGAGGGGGAGATAGTGTGTGAGCGATATAGATACTGTTTTTGAATAAAATTTTGCAAAAAATCTTTGGCGGTATATCATTAGCGCAACTAATGACCGGGGGCACGGTCACTTGGGCACTAAGACTTGCAAAGCATGCAAGCGCGATCTACCCACGACAGACTTTGAGCACTACAAAACAGGTGCCCTGCGAAAGACGTGCGTTGCTTGCGTAACTGCCATACGCGCAAAAAATGAAAGCGACTACCAAGGTTATCTATCCCGCATATGTACGCGGTTGAAGTCGCAGCGAAGAAAAACCCATGAGTGGGATGTTACTCCAGAAGACCTGTGGGCTTTGTGGGAGGCCCAAGGGGGTAAGTGCGCCTTTTCGGGTGTGAATATGACCCACCATGTCGACGGCAGAGGAACAAAAGACTTTAACGCTAGCATCGACAGGATTAACCCGGACCTCGGGTATACACCCCAAAACATTCAGTTAGTCACATACCGCGTCAATATTATGCGGCATACGCTGTCCGTAGACATGTTTTGGTGGTGGGTTAAAAACATACACGATACTTCTATTGATTAGATTTATTAGTAAGGCTAATATCTTGCCTATGGCTATGGTTGAAATGATAGCGATTGAAGGACTAGAACAGGCGCTTCTTGGGACTGCTTACGTAGCGGGTGAAGAAGTGCTTGCCTACGATGCGTCAGTCGCGGAAGAAATCGTTATGTTTATGGACCCACCGCACCTGTCGCTTTTTGAGTTTGTGAGCACCATTGGGTTAGACGACCTTGGGCAGCGCGCCCCAGTGTTCATCTACCAAGACAAGACTATGAGGGAAGAGTTTGGAGACATCGTCCGACGTAGTATCCATTAGTGATACCAAAGACATGAGCCACACCGAGTTCCAATCACATGTGCCTTACATGGGTCTGCAACTTGGCGAACTAACTGTGCAACAAGAAAAGCTGGTGTTGATGATATCAAGCGGGATGACCGTTGCAGCAGCGGGGCGCGCAGCCGGGTACAAGTCTCCGCAAACCGCGTACTCCGCCTCAAAGCTTCCACAGGTGCAGCAGTCCTTACAGTACTTCCGCGATCAGATGCGCGAAGAAGTAAAGTTCACGAAAAATTCTGCGCACACCATGTATATGGAAGCGTACTCAGCATCAGCAACTGCTACAGAGATGAAGAACACAGTTGATTCGTTGGTCAAGCTCCACGGTCTAGGTCTGCCTGATCAGGCGACTCAGATAAACATCAATCTGAATGCCACAGCGAAACAGCTAGAGCGCCTGTCAGATGAAGAGCTACTAGAAATCGCTGGTAAGTCTAACGCCTACTTGGAGCCTGCCGCCTCTTGAACGCAGAGATACCAAAACGTAAGTGCTTACGCTGTAGGAACTTACACCCCGAAACCTTGTTCGCAGACGAGGTAAGCGGGCTGTGCGTGTACTGCAAAGCAGACGATGCCGAGGCGTTACCACCCCCAAGCGCACCCGAACTGGAAGCGGAGCAACATGAGGCGTCACTCGAAGAAAAAGCTAAATCAGAACTTGCGCTTCGATTCCTTACACGCAAACGGCTCCTACCTTTTGTCGAACGGTTTAACCCGGACTACTCAGCTGGCTGGGTACATAAAGACATCTGTCGACGACTGGAGCAGTTCAGCCAAGACGTGGTCGATAAAAAGTCCCCCCGTCTCATGCTGTTCATGCCTCCTCGACATGGTAAGTCGACGCTGGCGTCGGTTGCGTTCCCGGCTTGGCATCTGGGTAGAAATTCAAACCACGAATTTATTAGTTGCTCGTATTCAGGCTCGCTTGCGATGGGCTTTAGCCGCAAGGTCCGACAGCTCCTTCGCGAACCTACTTACAAGACTGCGTTCCAGACGAGGCTCGACCCAGATAGTCAGTCGGCAGAAGCGTGGCTTACGTCTTCGGGTGGTGGGTACGTCGCCGCTGGTGTGGGCGGCGGTATTACAGGTAAGGGCGCTCACATCCTTCTTATCGACGATCCAGTCAAAAACCGAGAGGACGCTGAGAGCCAGAACAACCGGGACAGTTCTTGGGATTGGTATACGTCTACTGCTTATACTCGTCTTGCTCCGGGCGGCGGAGTCCTTGTTATTTTAACGAGATGGCATGACGACGACCTCGCGGGCCGACTGCTAAAAGCGTCTAGCGAAGGCGGCGATGAGTGGGAAGTCATACGATATCCTGCGATCGCAGAAGAAGATGAGGAATACCGAGAGTCAGGCGCTGCCTTGCACCCCGAGCGCTACGACGTCAACGCGTTACAACGAATACAAAGAGCTGTCGGTCCCAGAGACTGGTCGGCACTATATCAACAGAACCCAGTCGCAGACGACGGTGACTACTTCACACGCGACATGATCCGGTACTACGACCCTGAAGAGGTCGAGCTAGACGAAATGCGTTACTACGCCGCGTGGGATCTGGCCATCGGCAAACGCGACCGCAACGACTACTCGGTAGGCATGGTCATTGGCGTCAACGAACACGATCAATTGTTCGTGATGGACGTCATTCGGGGCCGGTTTGACGGCTTCGAGCTAGTAGAGCAGATTCTAGACCTCTACGAAACGTGGCAACCCTCTATCATCGGTATAGAGAAAGGCCACATCGAGATGGCCCTTGGCCCATTCTTGGAGAAACGAGTCCGAGAGCGCGGACTATACGAAGCGTACTTCAAAGACCTCAAGACGGGGCGACGGGATAAAGAGGCCCGTGCAAGAGCGATACAAGGTCGGATGCAGCAAGGCATGGTGTTCTTACCCCGTGACGAAGTGTTTACCGGCCCTCTAGTCGCAGAGCTACTACGCTTCCCCAACGGGGTTCACGATGACCAAGTCGACGCACTCGCGTGGCTAGGTCTGATGATGACGGAGTTCGCTTCTTACCAAGCACCTCCTGTCATCAAAGAGTCCTCATGGCGCGATCGACTAAACCACCTAATTAAACCTGAGCGCAATAAATCTGCGATGAGTGCATAACTATGGCCAACCCGAAGAAACGACTTTCCCCCGGCGAAGAGGCTGAGATCGCTTCAAGCCAATGGGACCGCTATGTTCGTGCGCGAGACAATGGGCACCTAGACTATATAGAAAAGGCAAAACAGTGCGATGCCTTCTACCGTGGCGATCAATGGGATGAAGCAGATCTCGCGGCCCTTGAAGCAGAAGGCCGCCCTGCACTGACCATCAATACGGTTCTCCCCACAGTGAACACGGTTCTTGGAGAACAGTCCACGCGCCGTGCAGACGTGCAGTTTAAACCACGTAGAGGCGGCGAGATGGAAGTCGCAAATACGCTGACCAAGCTGTATCTGCAGATAGCAGACAACAACAAGTTGGACTGGGTAGAACAGCAGGTATTTAGTGACGGCCTCATCCTAGATGGACGCGGGTACTTCGACGTACGTATGGATTTCTCCGATCACGTAGAGGGTGAAATACGAATCACGGCTAAAGACCCACTAGATATCCTTATC